TATTTAATCCGTATATTTTCAAATCGGTTAAGTTCATTTTATTTGTTTTCTAAAATTTGTAATCTCACTCTAATCGTTTTTATTTTTGACAATAATATTCTTTATTATCTACCTTATTATCGTTGCTATATTTTTCCTTTTTAAAATTTTTATCCAGAAAATTCAACAATAATTCCACATTCTTTTTTTTTGGTTTACTGTTTCGTTTCATAATACCCAACCTGTAAAATTAGCATCTGTATCTGGGTACATATCCTCGTTTTGGTTTCTATTGTACTCTGGAAATTTAGTGCTATTAAAACACATATAGTCAACAAACCTCCTTGTATAAAATTGAGCAAAGTTTCGATGTTTATCAATCAATGTATCAATCTCACTTTTTGAAACGCTTTCGCTATTTTCTGAAACGTGCTTATATACTCCTCCATTTGATACTTGGTAAGCCGCAAAAGGTAAATAGTCAACCATTGCATAATGTATTAACATATCCTTTATGTAATCGCTAACTAAATTCAAATAATCTCCTGCTAATGTTCCATTTGTAATATCCTCCGAAATCCTATCGTACAACGCCCCTCCTAAATAGTTCTGTATATGGATCTGTTGAGCAATTTTTATAAACTGAATAAATTTGTCAATATCCACGTTGCCGTCAATTAGCGAATTTCTTTTTAAATCTGTGGGTGTTATAAATAATGCCGTTGCCATAATTATTTCTTTTTTCCTTTTTTACCGCCTCCCCAATTTGGGTGATGTCCATTTCTGGGCATATCAATAGGTGCAATAATAGACTCCTTTGTTCCTCTTGGATCGATATTGTATGTTTTTGGTATTGTTCTCGTTCTCTTGTAATCTGCAAACTCTGGACTCTCAATTGTCTTATCTACTAATCTGAATAATACTTTTTTCCAAACGTGGTGGCAATACGGTCCTCCTTTGTACTTAAATAAATCGTAAGGTTGGCTCTTATGTCCAAACTCACTATTCACACCCTCTCGACTTGCTTTGTCAATATCCTCCAAACGATATACTGCAGGAAAGCCTTTACTATCAAATCTACTCATCATTGTTGAGCAAAAATCTCTACTATCTCCAGAACTTTGTTTTTTCTGAAAATACTTGTAACGGATCTTATAAAATGATTTATCTAAATAACTAAAACCACTTGGTTTTGGAGTAACATACCCTGCTAATTTTTGAGCTAAATTCTGTTTTGGTTTCAATAAATAATTTGCCCAAACCTCATCGTCAAACTCTTCTCCGTCACACTCAATCTCATCGACCTGCTCCCACTCATCGCCAACCTCATCGTGATGTAAGTTTTCTAAAATAGCTTTTGAAATCTCGTCTGTTAATTCGACTTGTTCCGACATTTTAATTCCTGTTTCCTCCTCTTGTGTTTCTTCGTCCACAATTTCGCTATCAATCTCGGTAAATTCTAATGGTTGTAATGTTCTGAAATATAAATTTAAACTAATTCCATTAAATGCCAAAATTTCGTCAAAAGCTTCGATTAGCAACTCTTGAAATGGTCTTATAACTGTATTGTCCATTAATGTACTTGCCGTCTTTAATTCATCTGCATTGTTACCCAAACCACTGTTATCTTTTATTCCTAATAACATTGGAGATACAACCCTGTGAGCAACCATAATTTTTCGCATTGACTCGTCACTCAAAAACTGATATTGGTTGTGAGCGTCTGATAATTGGACTGCCTCAATACTACTCTGTGTATCTGCATTCTCATTAAAGGAAAGTATAAATTTTCCTGCGTTGGAACTGCCACTATATTTCTCTAAAATTCTCCTCTCGATTAATTCCCTTTCCTCTTCATTCGGTACTCCGTTATTGAAGTTGATTAACATACTTGGTGCTAATCCGTTCATTATGTTGTTTAAGTGGTAATTCGAAACTTCCTCCTCCAACTCTGCATATTGTAACCCCCCTTGATAATCAACAGGCGAAAAGTAATAATGCCCTGCAACATAGGGTTTAACATATATTAACTCGATTGCCTCACTACTTGTACCAAATGCAGGTATTCTTGTAACTTCATCTCCTTTTTTATACTTCGCCCAATCGTGAAAATAGTAGTACCCATTCACATCTCCATTCTCATCGCACTTCTCGATTGCGATTGTTTCAATAGGTAAATGCTCAACTTGTGCTATCTTTTTACGATCCTTTGAATAAATAACTTGTATAGCACATTGTCCCATTAATTTAAGGTCATTTGCTAACTTCCTAACACAATCTTTTTTTATAAGTGATACTGCTTCTGCATACTCGTTTGGTTTCTTATTGGAGTCCGTTGCATCGAGTCCCTTGCCGTATATCATTTGGCTAATTCCATTGATAATAGCATTATTTGTTGGGCTACCAGAATATCTGTCTAATAAGTAATTGAAATATTCGTTTTTATCTCCATACGTTACCCAATCCTCATTTTTCTGGACTTGAATATTTGGACTCGTGTAATTGCTTAAATTGACAACATTAACCTTGCCTTGTATTGGTTTTCTCCTGCTCATAATATTATGTAATCATTATTACTTGTTGGTTGAGGTTTATACTGATCCTTATTAATTGTGTACCTGTCTTGATTGACTTGGTCGATCACTTGGTTTGTAACAAAAACCTTGTCCTTGTAAATTATTTTTTCTGTGGTTATATCCTTAACCCTCAACGTATAAAATGTATTTTCTAATAAACCGACAAAATCCAAACTGCATTTTAAATAATCTCCGTACATTTCATAAGCACCAACTCCTGTATATTCAGTTCCTGTAATATCGTCAGTCAAAATCGTTTCTACATTAACAGAGGTCTGCCTTGTTATAATATAGAATATTTGTGTGTCTGTTGTCGATTTTAATACTATCATAATTGTATAACGACAAAACCATAACTTTTTGCACAAAGGCAAAAAAAAACCCCCACATTTCTGCAGGGGTATTAAATTAATTGGTTAGTTGATATTAAATATCGTCAATATTTGATGTAGATACTGTAATTCCAACTCCAGAAACTCCACCTTGTAAGAAATTAGCAGGTTTCTTTTCCATACCTTGTAATGTTAAAGTGTAGCCGCTTAAATCGCCCATTGCTGCACCTGTTACAACAGTACCTCCATTCACATCTGCACCCCATTCTAAACCTACCATAAAAGCATTTCCGTTATTGTCCTCAACAACTACGTGAGGTCTTGCTACTGCGATTAATGCTAATTCATCGTGTGATTGTGGACTCAATTTCTTTAAAGTTAAAGTAACTAACTGATCGTAAAATGTAGTTCCATTTTCACGACTTGATGTAATTGTTTGCTCTAAATTTGAGTTCCCTTTCAATACATATTTATAAGCCGTTGGTGTTCCTGCAATTGAGGTAATTTCATCACTACCAGAAGCATAAGTTATCGCTCCTAATGTTCCGTAGTCAATAAAATAAACCGCCTGCAATCCTCCAACGCTATCTTTACAGGGTTCTAATCTCCCCTTATTAAGTGTACAAGCCATTTGTTATTTTTTTTTAAAAGATTAATAAAAAGGGTGGGTTTCCCCACCCCTTGAAAATTATGCTCCGTAGTAAACTATATCCGATGCAATTCCGTACTGAACTCCAGCAGTATAACGTGCCACAAATCTTACATTTTTGCTACCGTCGATATCGGCTAAATCAATAACCTTCAATTCTTGGTGATCCGAAAGTAAACCAGTACCAAAGAATAGGTTTGATTTTTCAGCCAATACTGCTCTGTTATCAGCAAGACCATTAGCAACGACTATTTGAACTCCATCAATAGATAGTCCTGCACCTCCATTGTACCACATAGCACCTTTGTTATCAATACCTGCACCTCCAATGTTAGCAGCGAAACCTCCTAATGCTTGAACATAAGCACGAGCGATGTTTTGTGAAACATAAAGTAATACACCCTCTTTACCATAAAGAGCGTTAGGCATAGCATCTACAATTTTACGTAATTCAACAAGTACATTACCAGAAGTAACTGTAGTTGGTGCAATAGTTTGACCTCCGTCAGTTGTAAATTCAGCCTCTCCAAATAAAGTAGTAAATCCTTTAAAAGATCCTGCAGTACCTGCTCCAGACCATATTTGAGTTTCTGTTACTGATGCCATATCACCCAATACTCGAGCAATAAAGAAATCTGAAAAACTTGGTGGTAAAGAGTCGTGTGCAGAGAAGCCCATTTGTTCTGCCTCCCAATCCGATTGAAATGGGGTTTTACACAATTGTAGGTTAATTTGTAACTCGGTCGGTTCCAATATTCTCTCCGTTAAAGTTACTCCTCCTTGTGGATCAAAATCGCAAGATGCATCAGCGATAGCTGAACTGTAATCTACTTTCTTAATAATCTCTTTTAACTTTACGTTAGGTTTAATTGTAATCAGTTGGTTTGCCAAAGTATTACCTGCCAATAAACTTGCTCCGATATACTGACCTGCAAACTGTCCTGCATAGGTAGTTGTAATTGATGTTGTTGTTGCCATTTTTATTTGTTGTTAAAATTGTTAATTTTTTCGACTATAACGTCATAAGCCGATTTATTTGTATTTTTGTTAAATTTGAATTTAGGAGTAAATTTACTCTCCTCTTTTGGTGCGTGTTTTAATGGTTCTGTTGCAGGTTCTGATAATTGAGTATTTAACTCAACCTCTTCATCTGTAACCTCTTTTTGTAGTTCCTCGCTAACCTCTTCGCTCATTTCTTTTTTGTCGCTTTTAAGGTCTTCAATCATTGCTACAATCTCCTCCAGAGCAGTAACAAACTCCTCTTTTGAAACGTATGCCATTTCTTTTTCGTCTTCTGCTTCAACCTCTTCGGTTTCCTCCTCTTCAACTTCCTCAACTTCTCCCTCTCCGTATTGAGCAATAATGCCCTCCTCTTCGATTATAAGTTTCGTTCCGTCTTCCAATTCGTACTCGCCAACAGGTAGAGCAACTTTTTCGTCTTCCGTAACAATAAAAACTGACTCTCCTGCCTCGAATTTTTCTGCTTCGATCACAGTCCCATTGTCAAGTTTCATTTGCTCCAAAGACACCGTTAAGCCAAGTATGGCTTTTACTCTCTTTAATGTTTCTGTTGCATTCATAAATTGATGTTTATAATTAATTAACGTATAATAAAAAAAAATTTGCGTTTAAGTATCTTGTTTTACTATAACACCAATTC